GAATGGCTAACACCACAGTTCGGAGATGATTTAAGATTAGAATATGATGTTGATAGTATTCCTGCTATGGCAGAAAGTAGAAAAAGAGTTTTTGAATCTGTTGTTAGTGGAGTTAATTCTGGTATCTTAACTCGTAACGAAGCAAGAGAAAAATTAGGTTACGATCCAATAAAAGGAGGAGATACTTTATTCATTAGTGCTACTATGATGCCAATTAGTTTAGCTGGTGATAGTGTTGGTGATGATGAAGATGAAAAGAGTTTAGAGATAACAGATGATTATCCAGATGAGAAAGCAATATCAGATATTGATTTAAGACCAACAGATAGTATGGCAGCAGAAGCAAAAAGAGGTTTGGCTTGGAGAAAAGAACATGGTAGAGGTGGTACTATGGTTGGTGTTGCTAGAGCAAATCAATTAGTAAACAAAGAAAACTTATCACCAAGCACAGTAAAAAGAATGTTTAGTTTCTTTAGTCGTCATGAAGTAGATAAACAAGGTCAAGGATTTAGTCAAGGTGAAGAAGGATATCCATCAGCTGGAAGAATAGCATGGGCTTTGTGGGGTGGCGATCCTGGATTTAGTTGGGCTAGAAAGAAAGTTGGTCAGATAAACAGAGAATCTGAAAAATTAGATAATGATTATACTGAACAAGAAACAGAAAGTCAAGAGGATATAGAAGAAAAACAACTTACTGCTGCAGTAAAAGAAGGACTAAAAAACAAGGTAAAAGACCATAATGAAAAACATGGTGATAAAAAAGGTAAAAGAGTTACTGTTAGGATGTTAGGTGCTGTATTTAGAAGAGGTATAGGTGCTTATAGAACAAATCCACAATCAGTAAGACCTAATGTAAGAAGTGAGGAGCAATGGGCATATGCTAGAGTAAATGCATTTTTATTTGCTGTAAGGACAGGTAAATTTAGATCTGGTCAGTTCGATAGAGATTTACTTCCTTCTGGTCACCCATTAAAAACATAATATGAAAGATAAATTAATTGAAATAAAAACTACAATGAGGATTGAAGACCAATCTGATGGTGAATCAAAAATTACATTTACTATCTCTGGTTTTCCAAATAGATTAGTTGCTGGTTTATATGCTGCTGATTTATTAGCAATGAGAGATATAAATATGCACGAAGAGATAGGTGAATATGTAAGAAAAGATAAGGAGACTTTACACTAATGGCTGGATTAAAAATTACATCACAAACTAATATTACACCTGTTACTTTAAATGAAGTTAAACAAACATTAAGGATAGATCCAGATAATTTTGACCAAGATGCAGAATTATCAATGATGTTAAAATCGTCTATAAAAGTTTTAGAAGAATACACTGGTCGTTCATTTATAACTAAAACATATGAACTTGCTTTAGATAGAATACCTTATTCTCAAGAAGATAAATTAATTGAAGGATTTAGCACTGGACCATTTATGGACAGAACTGCTAACTATATAACTTTACCTAAATCACCATTAGTTGCAGTTACAAGTTTTAAATATTATGATGATTCAGATACTGAATCTACTTTTGCTACTAGCAACTATTATGTTGATAATTATTCTGATACTCCAAAAGTAGTATTAAGAAGAAGTCAAACTTTTCCTGATGTAGCAAGTTTAAGAGTTGCTAATGCTTTTATAATTACTTTTACTGCTGGTTATGGGACAGCACCAAAAGATGTACCAGAAACAATAAAACAAGCGATAAATCTATACACATCGCACTTGTATGAAAATAGAGAGCTATATATTGAACAAAAACCTATACCTGTGCCGATGACTCTAGGAACTTTGTTACAACCATTTAAAGTTATTAGATTTAGCAACAGGTTAGGATAATGGCAAAAGATTTTAAAGTATCAGAAGACACTGGCGTAAGTATGCCACTAAAGAACTTAATAAGCATAGTTGCTTCAGTTGCTGTTGGTGTTTGGGCATACTTTGGAGTAATTGAAAGAATAAATAAATTAGAGACAAGTAAACAATTAATGTCATCTGATTTAGAAAAGAATACAGAATTTAGAATTAAGTGGCCACGAGGTGAAATGGGTTCACTTCCTGCCGATAGCGAACAATATATGCTTATCGAAGATCTTTATAAATCTGTAGAAAAATTACAAGCACAACAAGAAGCAGGAATGCACAATAAAGTCAATATTGAATTTTTACAAAAACAAGTTGAAAAAGCATTATCTGATATTGAAGAATTAAAAGATAAAGCAAGAGATATGCATTACAAAAACGGAAATGGACAATGATAGAAACAGTAATAGCTTTATTAATGATAGTAAATAATGAAATTCAAGAACATAGAATACAACCATCTATGTCAGAATGTTTAAAAGGTAAAAGGATTGCAGACAGACAATTAAAATCTGGTGGCAATGTTAGATACCAATGTTTAAAATCTGATGCAGAAATTGAAATATATATGGACAAAAAACACATTAAAAAATTAATATTAAAATGAAGAACAAACCAAAAATAGGAGATTTAAGACATTTAGTGAGTTTACAAAACTCAACTAATACTGCTGATGGTGCTGGTGGATTTACACAAAATTATAGCACAATAGCAGATGTATTTGCATCTATACATCCTAAAAAAGGCAATGAAATATTTAGTGATGGTGCGCAAGGTATGCAAGTTGAAAATCCTGTAACACATGAAATATTTATAAGATATAGAGATGATGTTACTATAAACAATACAACTAAAATAGTTTTTGGTACAAGAGAATTTAATATAAGATCTATTTTAAATTTAGAAGAAAAAAATAGATTTTTAAAAATAGAAGCAGAGGAGCATACAGCAATATCAGCATGACGCAAGTAAAAGCAACAGTTGTAGGAAGTATAGAGTTACAGAAAAATTTAAAAAATATTTCTGATAAAGGTAAAGAGTTAATCGCACATGCAGTATTTAAAAGTGTAGCAGATGTTGAAAAAGAAGCAAAACAATCAATACAAAGAGGTGCTAAAGCAGGTGTAGTTTATCAAAGATATAATCCAAGAAGAACACACAAAGCATCTGCTCCTGGACAACCACCAGCATCTGATACTGGATTTTTAGTAAACAATATAAAAAGAAAAATAGATAGTGATAAAATGGGTGGTGAGATTGCTAGTCGTGCTTTTTATAGTAAGTTTTTAGAGTTTGGTACTTCTAAAATGTTACCAAGACCATACATGTTTCCTGCTCTAGAAAAAAATAGACAAAAGATTATGCAAAGAATAAAACAAGCAATAAAAGTAGCAGGACAAAAATCACAAACAAGAGGAAGTAGATAATGTCAGACCATAGTTTTGAATTACAGAAAACAATATTTACTACATTAAATAGTGATAGCACTATAACAAGTACATATAGTGCAACAGTTCATGACCATGTACCACAAGGAACATCTTTTCCATATATTGTAATTGGTGAAGAAACTATGACAGATGAATCATCAACTAAAACATTAGACTTTAATAATTTTACTTTAACAATACATATATTTTCTAGAAATAGAGGCAGAAAAGAAGCAAAACAAATCATGGCTAGAATATATGAATTATTACATAATCAAAATTTATCTGTTACTGGTGCTGACCATATCAATACAAGGTTTGAGTTTAGTGATGTAATTAAAGAAAATGATGGTTTAACTTATCATGGAGTTCAAAGATTTAGGACTATACTTCACGATTAATTTATAATATATTATAACACTTCAGAATCAAAATTAGTTGTGGACAACTAAAGAATTAAATTTAATTTAAGCATAAATTATCTATAAGGAGGATATAAAATGGCTGCACAAAAAGGAAGTGCGTTGCTACTCAAAGCAACTTTAAGTGGAACAGAAAGCACTGTTGCTGGTCTGCGTTCTACTTCAATGACAATCAATGGTGAAATGGTTGATATCACTACTAAAGATTCAGATGCATTAGTGTCTGGAGGAGTAACAAAAGCAAGAGAATTACTTCAAGGTGGTGGAGTATCAAACATGGCAATATCTGCATCTGGCGTTTTTACTGATTCTGCTCTTGAAAATGATATAAGAGTAAGAGCACAAAAAGGTCAAATAGATACATACAAATTAGTATTTGGCGATGGAGATAACATTACAGGTAGTTTTCAAATTACAAGTTATGAAAGAGCTGGTGAGTACAATGGCGAAGAGACTTATTCTTTAACACTTGAGTCTTCAGGTCAAATTACTCATACATCAGCATAATAACTAACTAAATAAAAGGAAGTTATTATGCCATGGGCAAAACAATCTATCACTATCAATGGTGAAAGTGTTGAAGCAATGGCAAAAGTGTCATACGAAAATGGCACTGGGTCTGTTGAATTACCATTTGATAATGAAGATAAATACAAATTAGATTCAAAAGTAACTATCGGTGAAAAAGATTACACTGTAAGAGCAGTTGTATCTAGACATCAAGAAATTACTGTGCTTGATTTAATTGAAGCACCAGTATTTTCTAAACCAAAAAAGAAAAAGGAGAAAAAATTAGATGACATCTCAGAATGAAAATATAGAAGGCACACTTAAATTTGAGTTTGCTGGTAAAGAACGACCATTCAAACTTACATTTAGAAATTTATCAAACATTGAAGATAGATTAGGTAAACCAGTTATGAAAATTGTAAATGGTTTTGGTACTGGTGATGTAGGTGTAAGTAATGTATCTGTTATATTACATGAAGCATTAACAGGTGCAGGTGGTAAATATACTTATGAAGCAGTTGGTAATATGTGTTTACAACATGGTTTTGCTAAATGTTTAAACATAGTTTCAGAAGTTTTACTTACAGCAATGGGTTTAAAAGAACAAGCTGATGAAAATCAGAAACTCCCTTTGGAGTCAAACGAGAACGAAAAAGAATCAAAATAGAATTTTTACCAATAAAAAGGTGGTATGGAGTTGCGATAGGAATATTGCATATATCACCAAGTGAGTTTTGGTCTATGACATATCCGCAATTTGAAGTTGCGTTAAATTGTCATAATGAATTTCACAGTGGTAATAAAAAAGCACAACCAGTAACAAGAGATGAAATGGAAGATTTAATGACGAGGTTTCCTGATTAATGGCTAGTATAAATGATTTAATAGTAGCTGATTCTGCTTTAAAAGAAAATTTAAGAGTATTTTTAGCAGAATATAGAATGTTAACTGATGCTATTAGAATAA